CGACGCTGCAACCGGAGATTAAAGCGTCAAACGCGAAAGAACTGATTTTTAACAACCCGCAGGGTACAGGGCTTAACAGCGCAATCAAATGTATGACGGCGGGGAATCAGTCGATAGGACGGTCAGACACCTTCCAAAATTTGCACATTTCAGAGTACGCCTACTGGGAGGGCGATAAAAAAGCCACACTGGCCGGGCTGATGCAGTCAGTACCAAACGGGCTTGACACGCTGGTAATCGTCGAGTCAACGGCTAACGGGTACGATGACTTTAAAGATATGTGGGATCGGGCGGTTAGAGGAGAGTCAGACTTTGTTCCGGTTTTTTGCGCATGGTGGGAACTCGCCGAATACAGTATGCCGCACGACGGGTCAGAATTGACCGCAGACGAAATAAAACTGCAAGAGACATACAATCTTACAAACGATCAAATATCGTGGCGCAGATGGTGTATAAAAAATAACTGCGGGGGATCAGTCGATGCATTTAAACAAGAGTATCCCTCAAGCCCCGACGAAGCGTTTTTGATGTCAGGCCGCCCGGTGTTTAATAATCAAAAGATCATCGACAGGATCGGAGTATTGGACGCAAGCGAAAGGGAGATAAAGACCGGACACTTTGCGTATCAGTGGCACGATCCGGACACAAAAGACAAGATCAAGGACGATACTATAACGCTTGAGACAACAAGCGGATATGTCAAGATTTACGAGGACGCGCAAGAAGGTTATCCGTATGTACTGGCCGGAGACACCAAAGGCGAGGGGAAAGACTACTACACAGCAACAGTCATTAATAACGTAACAGGAAATCGGGCGGCGACGCTTCGGATGGATATCAACGAATCAAGCGCGTATACCTATCAGGTGTATTGTTTAGGGAGACATTATAACGACGCGCTGATCGGGATCGAGATGAACTTTAACACCGCGCCAAACGAAGAATTGATACGTCTGGGGTATCCGAACCTTTATATGCGTCAGCGATACGACGATATCACAAAGTCGATTCAGAAAAAGATCGGTTGGAAAACTGACGGAAACACAAGACCGCTTATAATTGACCGAGAAGCAAAGATGATTGAAGAACACATAGAATTGTTCAACGACATCGAAATGCTGCGAGAGTGCATAACATTTGTTTACGACAAGAACAACAGACCTGACGCGCTTCCGGGTCACCACGATGATTTACTGTTTAGCGATATGATCGGGCAAGAAATCAGGAGCGCACAAACGTCAGTATTGCCAAATGCAGAGCCGATACCAGTTTACAATTTCAGCTTTGAGAAGCCAAAATCTGATCCGTCAGGGTACGGAGACAGCATAAGGGTAATATAAGGGGGTAACATGGAGATAGCAGTAATCGTTTTGTCAATAGCATTTGTTGTGGTGAGCGTGTGCCTGTGCGCCGTTACTGTCTCTGTGCTAAAAGATAAAGGCGTAAAGGTAACTTTGCCCCACATCCCCGAAATCACGTTTAAAAGCGAAGAAAGCGCCGACGAGAAGAAAGCGAGAATCCTGTCGGAGAACATCGAGAAGTATAACGGAACGAGCGAAGGGCAGGTGAAGATATGAAGCCAAACGTGGCAGAAGCAACAAGAATTTGGAAACAGTACCAAAACGGAGTTGACTGGCATCATAAAAACTCCATGTACACGAATACTGACACCTATTACGATATGGTTCAGGGCGACCAGTGGGCGGGTATCGAGAGCGGAGACGAGAAGCTGTCAAGCCACGATTTTATATCGGGTGTAGTCGAGCATAAAGTAGCCATGGTGGCCATGAACGCTATGACTATAAACTTTTCCTCGCTCAACACAGGGGAAAATCAGCAAGTGTTCCAATCTGTGTGCGAGGAATTGAACGCTTACGCTGCGTCGAAATGGGAACTGACAAAGATGGATACGGCAGATTGGGATATCGTTAATGCGGCCTGCATTACCGGGGATGCCTATCTGTTTTTTTATAATTCTAACCTCGACCATCAGATCATAGACCGGACAAACATCTACTTTTCAGACGAGCAGGAGCAAGACATTCAAAAGCAAAAGAGAGTCATTATCTATGAGCGGCGGTTTGTTTCTGCCGTAAAAGAAGATGCAAAAGCAAATAAAATAGACGAAATGGAGATCGAGTCTATCGTATCGGATGAAGATACTAACACACTGCCGAAGGACGCAAGGGAAGAAGTCAGCGGAGAGGAAAAGTGTTCTTGCCTTCTGTGCATAGAAAAAAGAGATGGAAAGATATTCATTTCCAGGTCAACGCAAACGGTTGTGTATCAACCTGAAACGGAGATCGTCGGGCTTACAAAGATCCCAATTGCGAAAATGATATGGTATCCGAAAAGGGGATCGTCTCGCGGGATCGGGGAAGTCAAAAGACTTCTTAACAATCAGATCAATTCTAACAAGCTTCTGTACCGCAGGGAAGAGTCGATCAAACTTTCATCGTTTCCGAAGCCGGTTGTCAATGCAGAGATGGTGACGAATACAGAGGATGCGAAAAAAGTAGGAACATTGCTTAAGATCAAAGGGCTTGCCTCAAAGGTGTCAGACGCTTTCGGGTATGTCGCGCCGCAAGCAGCCACTGCAGAACCGGCGAACTTGCAGACAGAGTATATTACCATGTCAAGAGATTTGGCAAACGCCGGAGATAACGCCACAGGAAACATTAACGCAGAGCAAGCAAGCGGAGCGGCAATTATCGCGGTCAGAGACCAACAGGCAATCGCAACCAATAAGCCACAGGCATATCATAAACAGTTTATCGAGGATATCGCTGCAATATGGATTGATACGTGGACAGCGTACAACCCTAACGGCATGACAATCGAAGTCGATCAAGACGGCGTAATGCAGACGGTTCAAATACCCTCCGAAGTCCTTTCGGAATTGAAAGTAAATATTAGGATTGACGTTTCTCCCGAACAGCCGTATTCAAAGTACGCCTATCAGCAGAAGGTGGATAACATTGTAAATCTTCCGTGGTTTGACAACACAGAAAGATTACAGGAATACCATGATTTGCTTGATGATAGCGATGTCGTAAAAGGAAAACTGCAAGATTTGATTGACAAACGTAATGCCGATATGCAAGAACAGATGCAACTCGAACAGGCAATGGCCGTAATCGAACAGCAGAAACAGACAATCGCGCAATTGACCGGAACGCCTGTTACGGCAGAACAAGGCCAAGTCGTATGAAAGAACTTCTATTAGGCTGCGGAAGCAGAACAGAAAAAGATATGTTCGTTGAAAGTGACAAGTTTCAAAACGTAACAAGACTTGACTGCAACAAAGATCATAACCCTGACGTTTTATGGGATTTAAGAAATCACCCGCTTCCGTTTCCCGACGAAGAATTTGACGAAATACACGCCTATGAAGTATTGGAACATTTAGCCAATCAAGGCGACTATGAATTTTTCTTTCGGGAGTTTACCGAATACTGGCGAATCCTGAAACCGGGCGGGAAATTCTTTGCAAGCGTTCCTGTCGGCGTGTGGGTATGGGGTGATCCGTCACACAAGAGAGCAATCACAAAAGAGACTTTGATATTTTTAAACCAATCGCAGTATTCGCAGGTAGGCACAACGAGTATGAGTGATTTCAGGGATATTTACAAAGTCAGTTTCAAAGTTGTCGATACGCTTGAAAGCGATAAATTCTATTTTGTTCTTGAAAAGGAGTGATAAGAATGCAGTGTCCTAAATGCGGACGGGAAATGACCGTCGATCACGTTGAAAATAGTAACGTATTCGTGCATGTGTGCCTTGACCCGAAATGCACGGAATACCGAAAGGCGAGAACAGAAGCAGGCGACGAAAAAATGACTTTGATTAAGGAAAGGGGATGATCCACATTTCTAAAATAGCAATGTCAAAAGAAGATAAAGAATGGCAGGCAGAAGCAGACGCAAGAACCTTAAAGGAGTATGCTGCATTGAAGGCCGACAAGGAACGTATGCAGATGGCAAGCGCAAAACTGTTAAAGGACTTGGCAGATTACAAAGAAGCTGCCAAGCTTGCAAAATAAATCCCATGCAATAGGGCAAAAATGCAGAAAGGTACTATAATGGACGAATTTTTAAACGATGTAGACGCATCGCAAGAACCGGACGTGGAGGTTCAAAACGCAGAACCATCGGAAGTTGATTCAAGTGCAGAACCGGAAACGGTTGCGGAAACCACAAAGCCGCAGTCAGCAGACGACAACGCTAAATTTGCAGCCGCGAGAAGAGCCGCAGAAGCAGAAAAGAACGCGATTAAGGCGCAGAACGACCGCCTTTTGCAAGCGTTAGGGCAGTTTGGATGGACCGGAACACCCGACGAGATTGCCGATGCGCTAATGGCGCAAACGCAAGGTATTTCCGTCGAGGAAGCAACAGCCCAACGACAAGCAGCCGAAGCCGAAGCAGCCAAATTTGACGGATTGCAAGCGCAACTCGAAGTATTCAGACCGTTAGCGATCCAAAAGTTGATGGCTGACGATCTCGCAAAAGTACAAACCGTCAACCCCGAAGTTAAAAGCCTTGACGAACTTGGAACAGACTTTTTCGCATACATGAAAATGTTGCGAAGCGATCCGAACATAGACAAAGAGTTGATACCGATTCTTGCCTACGACGCTTTACAGGCGAAAAAGGCAAGAGATACAAAGCCGATCCCTCAAAACATAGGCGCGGTGAACTCTTCGTCAAGCAAAGAAAAAGACTTTTACACTCCGGAAGAGGTTGACAAACTTACGAGCAAGGACTACGACAACCCCAAAATCATGGAAAGGGTAAGGCAGTCCATGCTTAAATGGAAATAAAGGAGTGACGTAAATGGCATATACAAACTTTAAACAGACCTTTTGGTCTAAGCACATTCAGCATGAACTCGAAAAAAAGGCGATTCTTGCTGGATTTTGCAACAGAGAATTTGACGGCGAAGTCAAATACGGAAATCAGGTAAAAATCCTTGGAGTCGGCAGACCTACTGTCGGGAACTATGTCGGTACATCTATCGGTACGCCTGAAACCGTTGCTGATTCGTCCGTGTTTCTCACAATCGACAAGGCAAAGTATTTCAACTTCATGGTTGACGATGTTGACAAGGCGCAAAGCGTACCTGGTCTTATGGAGTCGCTTATGAAAGAAGCAACTATCGCTATGGGATTGCAGATTGATTCCGATATCGCTGCTGTTTCCGTAAACGCCGGTACAATTTCGAATTCAACGCAGATCAATACAGCTGCACTCGCAAAAACGGCAATGGACAACGGAATCTTGGCACTTCGCGAAAGCGATGTTCCCATTGACGAAGATGTTGTCGCTGAACTTCCTCCGTTCGTGTATCAACTGTTGAAAGACAAGTACATTGAACTTGACACAGCGAACAGCGAAATGATGAAGAAAGGTATCGTCGGTTATTACGACAATGTTCGTGTAAGGGTGTCCAATAACCTTTACAATAACGGAACTGATTACTTCTGCATGATTCGCACAAAGAAAGCGATTGCGTATGTAAATCAGATCAGCGAAACAGAGCCTTACAGACCTGACGGGCTTTTCTCCGACGCTATTAAAGGCCTGAACGTATACGGAATTAAGGTTGTAAGACCTAAAGAACTGTACGTTATCAGAGCGCACAAATAAGGAAGGGGGTAATTAAATGACAGTATCAGCAGTAACCAGCGCAACAATTACAAGAAATGCCGGGACGGTTATGGGAACGTTTGTGCAGTGTCCTACAAATGACGCTTGCACCATTGACGCGACACCTGACGATCAGAGAATCTGCATCCATGTGAAAAACGCAATCACAAACGCGACTCATACCGCCGTAATCGACGCAGGAAACGGATTGCAGGGCGTGGCAGACCTTGAGATCACACTCGCGGCGTCTACGGAAAAAGTCACCGTTGTGGAATCCGGTGCTTACAAGCAGATGTCCGGCGATAACAAGGGGAAAATCCTTGTCCGCGACAAATCGACCACAAACACCAACGCTATTTCAGTAGCGGCAGTTGTTCTGCCGTAAAATAAGGGGCTTAATTGCCCCTTTATCACGCTAAGAGTATACGGGTGCAACTCCCGAAGCGTGACCGGAGGATTTATGAAAATACTGATAGCAATACCGACCTCAAGAGAGATAGATATACAGTGCGCCGCTTCCTTAATAGGGATGAAGCGAAAAGGAAGGATAGGGGTGTTTGCTCCGCAGTCGTACGCCATTGATGCGTCAAGAAACTTGATTGTAGAACATGCGCTTGAAATTGGATACGATTACATTTTATGGGTAGATTCAGATATGATACTACCGAAAAACACGCTTTTAAGGCTCTTATCTCACAAAAAGGATATTGTGTCAGGTGTGTATTCTTACAAGGTCATAAACGGCGAAAACGCGGTTGTAAAGCGATATTCAAAGACAGAGGAAGATACATACGAAGATGTATCGTTAAAAGAAATCAGAGAAACAAAAGAATTAATGCTTGTTGACGGAATCGGGTTCGGATGCGTACTGACGAAAGTAGATATATTCAATAAAATAGAGCAACCGTGGTTCAAATATGAGAAAGATTTAGGCGAAGATATATTCTTCTGCCGAAAAGCGCAGGAAACCGGGATAGAAATATTTGTCGATCCAACCGTAAAGGCCGGGCATGTAGGCCAAGTAAACTATAACATATAGGAGGTACAAAATGGCTACATGGGAAGATATACAAATCTTTACACTCCAAAAGATGTTTGCGATAACAGGCGATACGCTTGTGTCTAATTCGTCTACATTGCCGTACATTAAAGCAATGCCTCAAGTCGCTAATGAAGCCTTGCAGTTATTATCTACTGCCGGGAAATTCATTACGAAATCAATCGAAATCACACAGGATTCTATCGAGGAAATGAACCTTCTCGAAAATGCAGAAGAGATGATGAATGTTTACCGACACAAAAACACAGATTCCGAACCCTACACGGCAACCGGTGCGAAATCATACTATTTTGAGGTTGATAATCCTGCTACTGTTGAAATATCCGTTGGTGGCGTTTTGGCTACAACAGTTACAAACACAGCAGAAGGGTTGTTCACTGAATACAAAGGGAATATAGCTAATCCTTCCGGCTTGCCTGTGTCAATTGTGTTTAAAGGCTCATACCCTTATCAGTATAGAAATATTGCGCTTTACGACACTACTTTTGCCACTGACTCTGATGTGTGGGATTATACCCCCGAAAAAAGATACGAACTCAAAACACTCGCAACAGATTTTTACAGAATAAAAGATGTTGTATATCAAGGTGGGTATACAGAAACACGATACAAGAAAACACCGGAATACTATCTCGAAGGAGATTCTACGCTTGTTTTGAATGGATTGCAAAAAGGCAGTTGGAAGATATCGTACTTTGCTTATCCGCAACAAATTACAAAAACGACGTTGGGATCAACCACTTTAACTTTAGATTCGGAAGTTGTGGCGCTTCTTCCGCTGTATATGGCTTCGCAACTTTACAAAGACGACGACCCGGCAATAGCTACACAATGGAGAAACGAATTTGAAGTGGCAAGAGATTTGCTTAGCACATCAAACTTAGCCGGAACAGTCGAATTTTATACTTCTGACGTAATGGGGTGGTAGAATGGCTGAATTTTCAGAACCTTCCGCAAAAAAGAAATATCGGATAGCAATTGAAACGTTTCTCGGTGCAGATAGAACAACGCCGCCTGGAAGTGTTTCTATGTCTCGTTCTCCCGAATGTCCGAACATGATTCGGTCAACTCCTGGGATCGTTAGAAAACGTTACGGAATAACCACCATGAAAAACTACAACGTTCCCGGATTGGAAAGATACACAATTACTCACGCTTCCGCAGTTGGAGATACATTTACAGTAAACGGAGTTACTTTCACAGCTGTTGCAAGCGACGCTGGAGCAAATCAGTTTAATACTGGCGCAACAACTACGGCAACCGCATTAAATATTAAAGACGCATTAAATGCCAATTCCACTATATCTGCTCTTTACACTGCAACGGTATCTTCTGCTTATGTTTATCTTACTGAAAAAACAGCAGGTGGGGGTAATACGCCTACAGCAGCGACAGTAACAGGGACAATTACCGTAACTTCTACTTTGACTTCAACATCAGCGGTAAGGAACATAAACGGAGTTCACTTTCTTTACGGCGCAACAACGAAAAAACTTGTTCATACCGGAACGACTATTTATCTTGACGGAACAACTCCAACTTCTTTGTACACGTCTGCGGCAGATCACATTTCAGTTTCAAGGCAAATTAACGGAAAGCTGTGGATTCTTGACGGAACGCATTATTTAACCTACGACGGAACGACTCTTTCTTCGGCTGCAACAACGGGATATATTCCCACTACGATAATTGCCCGCGCTCCGTCAGGAGGTGGAACGGTTCTTGAACAGATAAATCTCTTGTCTCCGCGGCAAAAGGTAATGTTTGCCGGAACAGCTTCCGACGTGCAATACTGGCTTCCTTA